TTACATTATTGGTATTTGTGTTTTGTGATAGGTCTGTTAGACGTTCTTCCATTGCTGCAATCTGTGCAGCCATTTCTACGTCATATCCCATCTCTACGAGAACTTGCTCAAGAGAAACGCCAACTACACGCTTCTTTACAGCAACTTCCCAAGCATCTAGACTGTCCATGCTTTCTACAGCCTTCCACTTAATCTCTACATTTGGCTCTGCTTCGTTGTCAATCTTAAGAACAAATCTAAATAGATCTGCCCAAGTTGAACCAAATGTGATTTGACGGTCTTCTACCTTCTTTAGAAGCGGTGCTTCTGCAGTTCGTAGACCTTCTCCAGATGGAACATTTCCAGTCTTTTCAAAGTAGTGCAGTGGAGTGTTTGTGATAGATGCCATTGATCTTACAAAGTCACGAACTGGCTCAGTGAATACCTTGTGGTCTGCTGGTGCAAATTCTCCAACCTTTGACACTCCCTTGAGGTACCAAAGTTCACCTGGACCATTCTTAAGGCTTCCAAGATTGTCTGCTGCTGCTGCATTGTCATCAAAGTCTTCAAATTCTGCAGAATTACCAGTGCCAGATAGAGCATAACGCTGTGGTGCACCTTGGTAATCAACTGTGTTCATGTGGGTAATAATCATCTTGTTAATGGCATCCTGTGGACCATAGGCATCAATGTGTTCTGGTCTACCATATTGCTTAGTTGTTCTGAAGTGGAAAACTGGAACCTCTCCCCAAGGATTTTCAACTGTATCAATAAGGGTAAATCCACCTGCAGACACAACGTTTTCAATTTCTCCAGACATCTGGAACTTTTCGATCCTATCTGGGTAGTACATGTTTAGACGAGCAATCTTCTTAGTGTAGTCCATTGGGTCTTCTGTTTGCCACAGTTTTGCAGCAAACTTCTTAATCCTTGGGTTCTCGTCATCATAAATCATGATTGTTGTAAGTGGAGAGTTGTAATCAACGGTAATGTTGCCGTTAACATCTGTCCAAACGATTGAGTAGCAGTCTCCAAAGACAAGTGCACGTCTGTGAATCTCATCAGCGTCAATCTGCAGGTCATTCATCTGCCAGATGTCGTTGATCTTCTTGTTTGCATCTTCAGTGAGTGCTGTGATATTGTTAATTTCTAGTCTGTTTAGAACTGAGTCAACAACGGTACGTGCAAAGTTAAATCTAAAATCAGTTCTATTGGCTGTCAGTAGTTTATACCATTTTGCATTGGTAAATACCTCAGAAACGCTACCTTCGTAGTATGCTTCTGCTGTTAGATAATGATTTCTACGATCTCTGATTAGATCGATAGCCTTCTTCATATCATTGTAATTAGGCATTAGTTCTCCTTAAGTAATTTATTTGTTTTGCTTCTAATTTTACTGCCTTATTATCCAAAAAGTACAGAATGCCTGAAACTACAGCATCTAGTACGTCATCGTGACTTACTTTTGGAAATGACCACATCTGTTCTTCTAAAACAGGGAAATGGGCAGTATGTCTGACCTTACCTTGCTGATAGAAGTTCAATGCTTTTCCTGCACGAATTTGTTTAGACAAACTTTGTGATTTTGATCTGTATTTGGCTGGAACGCTTTTAAATACATCCTTCCATAGATCTCCACCTTGGTTAACCTCAACATAGAGAACACCTACCTCAAACTTGTCAACAAGAAAGGCAGTTCTTTCTGCTATTTCTGATGGTGACATCTTTACCTGTTCTGCATGTCTTACATAAACTATATTTTTACCTGTTTCGTCATACCCTCTTGAAAGAACGGCAATACCTGTATAGTCAGAGATCTTTCCTTTGGTAACCGCAGGGTCAATGGATATGATAGTGTTTCCATAATCCTCAATCTCTTCTATTATAACATCCTCATTAGTCCAGAACGTACCATCTGTGTTTACAGGACGGTTCATGTAGTTCTTTGCAAAGTCACGTAGGTGTCTCTGGCTATTTAGCCACTCCAAAGACCATTTCTCTTGCCAGACAGACCTCTCATTGCCCTTATCGTCTGTCATGATCGCTGGATAGTAGTGAACGGTCACATTCTGATCTTTAATCCAATTTAGTTCTGGATCTGTCTGACCTTCTCCATACTTACGGAACTGATCCATAACAGAGTTAGGCATGGTTGTGGTTCCCACAAAGATCATACGAGCATAGATGTTCATAGGGGCAATATCATCAAATACTGTGTTCTTTTGCTGCCCTGCCTGATATTCAGAGTAGTTCTTCTCACCTTTTTCGATATCATCAAGGATAATTAGGTCTGGACGCTGACCAAACACCTTTTTACCCAAAGAGTTGGTATCAATACCGTTTGCATCAAAGATAAAGTCGTTCTCTTGGATAATACGCCATGAGTTTGATGCCATAGCACGTCCAGATGATGCCACAATCTTTGGCTTGCAAAGAGTTGGGTAGTCTTCCATCAAATATTCATTGGTTTCAAGTTCGTTTTTAAATGACATGAGATGTGTCTCTGCCTGAGATGCCGCATCCGAGAATGCTGCAATAAACTTGACATGCCCATGTGCTGCTGCCCACATAGGCAGAATTAGGAAGATCCAAGTAGACTTTCCGCATTCACGAGGTGCGATAAAGGCATCTCTGTTTTGTTTTGGCTCAGTAGGCTTGTGGATCCATGATTTTCCATACTCTGCTAGGTCAGTGTGAAACTCAGATAGGGTTATCTCGCCTTGTGCGTTCTGTAGGTGGTGTGGGAGATAGAGTAAGGCGAATAACATAGGGTCATATTTTGTAAGTTCCCTACGACCCTCAGAGAACGTTAGGAGTTCTACTGGGACATCTTGTAATATCTCTGCTGCCTTCATCTATTTCCTTTTTGCCAATATATTATATATGTCGTCTACCCTTTTTTCAAGTCTATTGACCTGATCTTTCAAAGAAGTACCCCCATTTGGTTTGAGTTCTTTGAGAAATTTTTCCAAAATATACTTTGTAAAGCCAAAGAATGCTCCTAGAATTGCTACTACACCTGCTGCTATTGCTGATATTACTTCTGAAGACATTATATCATATTCCATATTTCATTTTTATTAGGAATATTTTTATAGAGTGGCGAAAAAACATAAACGGATATTTTATTGCGACTGGGTACCCCACCCTTAGTCAAATTGTTATACATTTGTAACAATTCCTCTTTGCTTCATAGATTCATTTCTCATTTTAGCCTCATTCAGCAACTCAACGATAGCAAGATCTGTTCCATCCTTCTGTCTATTCTCATTAATAACAGTAGACTTACCTTCAATAAGATTAATAGTTTGAATAGCCTTATGTACAGCATTTGCCAATTTGTTTAATTGATCAGGATCAAGGGTATCTTCCATTAGTGTCTCTACACATCTATCTAATACTGCCTGTGCTGCTATTAGTTTTTCCTTATCAGTATAGAATGCTCTTGTATCTACCGCCATTTTTGCGAGGGTATCCATAGTAGGCATATCTAATGATCTTTGTTCAAACCATTTCTTTGCTGTGTGATAACTCTTAGGATAGTTAAGATACCTAATAGCAGGTGATATGCCCATTTCTTGAGCATGTTCAATAAAAGTCTGTACTTGTTCTTCTGTAAATGTCTGATATCCCATTATTTGGACACCTCTTTCATATTTTTAAAGATTATGACGCACATTTGATAGGTTTCCCACTTAAATAACATATACTAAATCTCATCCTTTTCGAACAATTCTTCTATCAAATCAGATAGATCAGCATCTAAAGGTATCTTTACCTCTATGTTTGTTGTGGTAGATGAGTCAAAGAACTGTAGTGTAAATGATAGTGTTTCTTCTTTATACTCTAAGTCTTTTGCATATGGGAATAACATCATACTATCTCAGTACCCTCCAAAAATCACCTAGTTTATGCATCTATGTAATTATATCATGATATTAAGAAAGGGATGCACCGTGACAATGCATCCCTCTCAGTTCTAATGGCAACAGAAGAACATATCTATTATAGCACTCTTTTCTTTTTAGCCTTTTTGACATATTCTGTCCAACATGGCTTACAGTATGACAGTTTGCCATCTGCAGAGTTTGTTCTTTTCCCAAACTGAGATATTGGCTTCTTGTTGTTGCAAATCTTGCATATTTTGCTGTCTCTAAAGATAGTTGGTCCACTCTTTATCCTGCGTAGTCTAGTTGCCACATCAAGTGCGTCATGGCACTTCTTGCAGTATGACTGCACTCCATCTTTTAGTTTCTTTGACTTATAAAACATTGAAAATTCTTTTATTTCTTCACATTTTGGGCATTTCTTATACATTTTTCTTCTTCCAATCCTGTTGCTTATTAGTCTTATACTTATGGCAGTCAACGCATAGTGTTTGTATATTGTTTGTGTTGTTGTTTGATCTATTACCGTCTATGTGGTCAATGTGTAGATCTGACTTATTTTCTGGGCTGATACCGCAAATTTTACACTTGGTAGCCTTTACAAGAAGTCTTGCTTTATAAACACATTGGTAGCATTGGGTTCTATACCTACGCCTACCCTGCTCATCTAGACCCTTACTTGCTCTTGGATTACCACAACCACAATTACCTGGCTTGGTTGATCCACCTATGCCTTTTGTGCCTACTTTATTTTCAACAAAGCCAATCTCTTCCATTGGTCCTTTGCAATTAGGACAGATAGGAACATCCTTAACTACCAAAGTCTGCATACATTTATCACAAAAGTATACTTTATTTACTTCTAAAACCATCACCATAACCTCCTATGTTATATATCTATTATATCATATATTTTAGATATTATCTACCATTACCCTCGTACTAGAAACAAGTAGTTTCTATGTTTGTTTCGCTAGTGAGTTTTCGTTCTTGATTGCTGTATAGGTATTCTAGTCACAGTCTATACACTGGGTACCGTGGACAATACCACGGCTCTTATTGATACCTAATTCCTGACGAAAGAGATGGGAGAAACGTCATTAAATAGCCAAAATCAAGACATTGGATAAGTTTAGTAATTAGGAGAGATTATTCTGATCTGCAGTCCCAGAGTCACTAACTGACTGGACATGGGGAAGGTAATCCTGCTCTAACCAGGGATATCATCGCTTAGTGAGGCGATACTGTTATCTTTATAGTCTGTTTTAATTCGCTGTCAAGACTTATATCTATTATATCATAGATTTATAAAAAGTCAAGAAAATAAGGGACCTGGCAGCGAAACACAGATCCCTTATCTCTACCCATAAAGAGTGTGAGGTGGTGATAGTCGGAAGACTACACGTATATATTATACCACCTTATTGACCGTCTTGTACATAGGCAGACTGAATATCTTTGTCAGATAATTCGCCATCTTTTAGGTATGATCTTGACAGTTCTTCTGCTACTTCCATTATTCCTACGAATGATGCAATTAGTGCAGATTGCCAAAGTTCAATACCGCCCAAAGATCCTGCTGCAAGAACACCAGATACCTTTAGCACAACAAGAGCAATAGTATTTTTAAATATCTTTTTTACCTTTTTCATTATCCCTGGTAATCCTCTCCAAGTTCTGCTGCTTCTTCTTCATCAAACTCGCCATCAGAAGATCCAGATGAAATTGCTGCAAGATATGCATAAGCACTTTCCATAATTTGGTTACCTGCTTCTACTATTTCACCCATAAATTCCATATATTCGCCAATGTCAACGTTTTCCCAACCGTTATCAGCACTAGATGAACTTAGTGCAGATTCAAATTCAGAAACAACTGTGCCGTAAAAAACGGCTTCTTGACCAGCATTTGCACACATGCCTTCCATAGTTGACAAAGCATCATCAAAGGCTTGTGCAATAATCTCATTACCAATCGATTCAACTATTGAGGATAATGTTGAAGAAAATAGTCCCACTAGATTGTTCCTTGAAACTTAACCGCTCTCAACCTATAACTCTCAATATTGTTAAAGGCATTAAGAACTGGCTCAAGACCATTAATTTGCCAAATCATATCATCAAGAATAAGATTTCCATTAGCGTCTTTAATATTAGCAATCAAAGAACCAATAGCAATAGGTTCATCAATTTTTATAGTCATTCTTCCAGTTTTGTCTACCCCTGCAGTTAAGGCAACATTATTGGTAAAATAATACTCAACGGTTGTAGCGTCTCCGACAACTTTTCTAACAAACTTATAAAGTTCTCCAGAATATTTATGTCTATTGTAAGCCATAGGTTGCATTAGATATTTCTCCAATCGGCAGAGTCTACGCTTTGAGTTGCTCTACCAGTATAAACTGATCTTGAACGAACAAAGGTTAGCCTATTGCAAATCATTACTGCCATTGGAGCAATGAAAGGAGACGTAGTATCGCCTGCCTTAAAGGTGGTGTAGGCATCATTCTGACCAGTAGTTGATACAGCCATCTGCTCATAGACAACATCTTCATTATTTAGCATATATGCAGCCTGATAAGCAACAGCACGTTTAAGAATTTCTAGATCCTTTTCGTCTGTTACTTCATCTTCAAATTTACCAACATATGCCTCAATAATATACTGCGAACGTTCCAGTAGATCTGCTTTAACGGTTTTGCCAGTAATTGTTTTAATTTCATTAATTGTTACAAACATGTTATATTCCTCCCTTATCCCTCTAGCCATTTCAGACCAAGCCAAGTCATGCTAAGTACTGGAATCTCTTGAATTGGATAAATTTCTTCAGATTCTGTGGCATACAAATCAGACTGGTAATCAATGTTACCAAAATCAGTCTCAGATCTAATAATTCCATTTGATGAATTTGATGTAGCCTGAATAAATGCTCCACCACCACCATTTGTTGGCGTAGTCTGACCAAGTTCAGTAAGTCCACTAACGTTTACCCTTTGTGGAGACCTATTTAGCCTTTTTGTGGAGTATTGCCAGTTCAAACTTCCAATGGTTTCATATGGATCAGAAGGGTTAACAATTTGAACCATTGCCTTGTTGTATTCTTTACGACTAAATGCGTAAGAGTCTTCTGTACAGTTTATAAAGATTTTACCATTAATTGGCTGACCATTTAGCAACTGACCATTGTGAACAATAATTGTAGTTGCATAGTCATCATATGGGTTATTGACTGCTGTTGATCCATTGTAGTATGTATTTGCAAGTTGAGTAACAACAGTTCCAGTTACAACATTGCTTGGCTTTACCGCCCAGATTACGTCAGAACCACGGTAGTTATTTCTGTAACCAGGGATATTTTCATTGTTCGTAATTGCTCTAAGGGCAGTTCCAGGAATGATAAACTCATTACCCTCAGCCAATCCAAATTGACGATATGAATACTTTGCGTGATATTCGTCATAATCATATGCATTTTCTGGAACATAGTTAACAAAATCAACAAGAACATATGTTTCCCTATTTGTTAATCCAGGAACCGCAGTGGCTAATGAATATTTGTTGTTTCTGTGAGTGTCAAAGTATCTTGCAGGATCTCCGTTGACTTCAAAAGGATCAATTGCTGCAGCCTGTGCATCAGATTGCTGTGCAAATTGAGAGATTTGCTCATATTCCTTAACAATACCAAGATCTTCTGCCAATTTAGGACTTGTTACCATAAGGCTTGCACCATTAGCAACAACGTTTTGAATTGATTTTAGGAAATCATTGTATTGTTTAACCACAAGTGCCTGTGGGTCATTTGGAAAATGACTAAAAAGTTCTTCATTGTTTACTGGGTAATTCATAAAAACAATTAGATCAAAGTCATTGATGTCAACATCTTCTTCTAGATTAATTAGTCTATCATTTCCAAAATAGTCTTTCCATCTGGTAATATTTTCTGGATCAATGTTTGCATAATCTGGATTTCCCAAACTAATCATTGACCATCTTTGACTATCATTAAACGATGAAATGTACTGAGTTGCTTTCCAATATGAATCTTTGTTTATTCCATCTGTTACATAAACAATATATGTTTTTGTGTTGTCAGAAACAAAGGCATCACTGGGTCTAGTTAATGCCGATCCCTTTCCATTGTATGTCCAAATTCCATTTTCAGAATCATCAATTTGTCTTGTAAGCAAGATTCTGTCACCAACGTTTAGTTCAATGCCACTAAAATATAAATCAGCAATGATTGTTTCATCAAGAACTAATGTTTGAAGACCATTGTTTGAAGATGGAACATATTGGGATACATTTCCTCCACCCAACGTGCCTTGACCAGCAGCACCACGTTTATTGTTTGCTGTAAGTTTTCCTGGACCATGTGTTATTACATGGCTAGTTAGGGCAACTCTAACATTAGTTAAAATTTTGGCATCACAAGGATTTGACTTGTCTAGATTAAAAATTTCTGTTTTGCTGTTAGATGTTTTATTTATTACACTATAGTTATGAACAACAATATTATTGTCAAGTTCTACTCCAAATTTTGAACTATATGATAGGTCATCCCAATAAAGTTTAAGTGCCTTTTTAGCATTTGTTTGAACGGTTGGAGTAACCATATTAGCATTTACATTAAATGCTTTGTGTATTTTTTTCGTCTGCCTTTGCCACAATCTATATCTATTTTGAATTTCTTTTTTATTAAGAGGTACGTTATGTCCATGTGCATATGTGTGCATAGCACCCTTAAATCCTCTTTCGATTGAACTAGGAGATGACAATTGAGTCACATATATATTTCTGTTGTCTAAAAATTCATCATATCCCAAGAATGAAGTTCCAACACCAGCCCAAACTATACCGCCTGGATCTTGAGACATTCTTGGTTGATAGTCTGTACTGTTTTCAATATCTGCAGAATTAAAGAAATCTTTTATCATTTTAGATGGACTGTTAAATAGCCAAACTAGTGATGGATAGAAAATCTGAAAATCATTAACTTTCTCGTCAAATTGCTTATCAAGATTTCCATCTACCCATATTTCAACAGTTCTCTTATTAAGTTTTTTATTTTGGCTTGTAATCAATCCTGGTCTTCCAAAATTAACTACAACGTGGTGCCATTGATTATCTGCAACATCTTTGTTTCCATGAAAACTAAAACTTGTATTGTTCTGATCGTATGCATTTTCGTAATCAACAACCACTCTTCCGTTTTCTAGTCTAATGTCTAGATTGAATAGTGCCTTATCAAAACTTTGAGAAACGTATTTGTTATCTTCTATTTCAACTAATTTATTAGAAATTTTTGTATCTGCAATTGCGACCTCAGTAACCGACGTTCCATTCTCAACATCTGCACCAAAAATCCAAAAAATAGCATTAAGATCGTTTACCTTAATTTCTTCGCTACCAGCACAAATTACCATGTTCTTTTTATTACTTTTAATTGTAAACTCTACATAACCAGATCTAAAGACATCATTCCAGTTTGCAAGTTGTGCACCACCAAGAGCACTCTGGCTGGCGGTATCTGTATAGCCAATAGTCTTTTCATTAAAGTAGAATGTTTTTTCATCCTCATTAACCGTTTGTTCGTAATTTCCCCAAGTAAGCGGAACAACTGTATTGTTTTGAGCACTGTCTTCTACAGAAACAAATTCACAAAAACCTCCAGGAAAACCATATTGATTTACTAATTGAGAAGGATTTCTATATCCAGTTGGTCCTATATTGTAAAAAGTGGTATAGTAGGTGTCGTCAAATATATAGTTGTCTGGAAAACCATTTCTAGTTTGAAACGAAAAGTCATAAACAAATCTATTTTTACCACCATGTATTCTTTGAGTTTCAAATTGATCAAACTGAACAAAGGTGTTTAGATTTTCAAAACCCTTCATTTCTTTATATTTATTTTCTTTCATTAGTTAACCTCCGACATTGGAATAATATTTTGTACGTCTGTTGATCTTAGCCATGTTGCCCATGGACTTAATCCATACCATCCAGATAGATAGCGTCCAGAAACGTTTGTAATCACAGCAATTCCACCCCAATATTCGCCTGTA